GGAGTAGATGGTGCGCAAGGCACTACTGGTACTCAGGGACTCACAGGTTCTCAAGGAACAAATGGCACACAGGGATTAACTGGTCTGCAAGGATTAGTGGGCATACAAGGTACAACTGGCTCTCAAGGAACTACGGGTTCAACTGGAGCACAGGGAACTACGGGTTCACAAGGTACTGTTGGTTTACAAGGATTTATTGGCACACAAGGAACCATTGGAGCGCAAGGTACTTCGGGAACTAACGGTGCTCAAGGAATTACTGGTGCAACAGGATCAACTGGCGCGCAGGGAACATCAGGAACTAACGGAACACAAGGCACAACTGGCGCAACTGGACTTCAGGGGACAACTGGAGCGCAAGGCATACAAGGAACAACTGGTACGCAAGGCGTTCAAGGTACTGCAATCCAAGGAACAACGGGTTCTTCGGGAGTAACAACCGCAACTGCCCCAGTTACTTACAACTCTGGCACACAAACTGTTGCGTTGAATGTTGGTACAGGATTAACAACATCATCAAATAACTTAATTGTTGATACAACTGTTGTCCCTGAATTGGCTACATCTAATACCTTTACTGCACAACAAACTATTGCTCCAACTTCTACAACGGCAATTTCACTTATTGCCAAAGGTGCAGCAAATCAAACCGCCAACCTTGTCCAGAATCAAAACTCGGCTGGTACGGTTCTTTCGGGTGTAAATGCAGCAGGACAGGTTTATTCTGGTACATCAACAAACATTACTGCGACAACATCAGTAACACTTACCGCTGCTACCGCTTCATCCACTACGGTTGCAACCTACACTTACGCAGGTACGGTTTCTCGTCTTGTCGCAGGTCAAACAGTTACAATCACAGGTGTTACGCCAACCTATTTCAACGGCACATTTCCAGTTAGTGCAGTCGGCGGATCATCAGGTGCTTGGACATTTACTGTCTATAACTCCGCAGCAACATTTACCGCTTCGGGTACGGCAAGCGCATTTGGAGCATTTACTCAATCGGCAACTGCAGCCTTTGTTGCTAACTCTCTTGGTGCAACTCCACTTATTGTTGTAGGTCAAAATGGACTATTAGGAAACCTTCAGGAATGGCAAACCGTATCTGGTACCAACGGCGCGTTTATTAGTGGTGGTGGAATTGTTTATGCAAACAATGGACTCAACTCTGGCGGTGGGTCGCTTGGTGCAACAACTAACTTCCAGGCTACAAATGGAACAACAACAACTGTTTCAGTAATTATACGAGCAAGAACCTCACAAACTGCTGACTTATTACAAATACAAAACTCAAGTAACGCAACAATGTTCGCAGTTGGTGCTAACGGCACAATCGCTACTGGCACAACATCAGGTGCCCCTACTATTACTTCTGCCACAACTATTGCTCCAGTCACCCCAATCGCTTTCGTATCAGGTACAACTGCAATCGCCACAATTACACCACCCGCCCCAATCTCAACTAATGGTGGCTCAATCACACTTATTCCGACTGGTATCTTTACCACGACAACAGCAGGAAATATCGCTCTTGCTTCAACGGCAACTGTTTCTAGGGCTATGATTATGACTTACGACCCAGTTACTACTAAGTGGTATCCGTCTTACTAACGAAAGAATATAAACAATGACTCAGTTAATGTATTACGACACGGCTTCAGGTCAATGGCTTCCTGTTGTAGTTGGCGCACAAGGATTAACTGGTATTCAGGGTTCTGTTGGCTTGCAGGGAACTAACGGTGCTCAAGGAATACAAGGGCTACAAGGCGCAACGGGTATTCAAGGCTTAGTTGGCATTCAAGGTACTCAAGGAATTCAAGGAACAACAGGTGCACAGGGAACTCAAGGAACTATTGGAATACAGGGAATTGTAGGTAGTCAAGGCGCAACTGGATTACAGGGAATTCAAGGCATTCAAGGTGCTATTGGCTTGCAAGGCGCAATTGGCACACAAGGATTGCAAGGTGTTCAAGGAACAACTGGTGTTCAAGGCGTTCAGGGTACTCAGGGTGTTCAGGGCATTTATGGTCCATCAACAATTCCTCAAGATGCTCAAACTTCATCTTATACTGCCGCTTCTTCTGATGTAGGAAAGCACATTGCGATTACAACTGGTGGCGTAACTATTCCTTCAGCGGTATTTAATACTGGTGATAACTTTATGATTTTTAACAATTCATCTACTGCTCAAACTATTACTCAAGGAACTAGCGCAACTTTAAGACTTGCTGGCACTTCTGCCACCGGAAACAGAACATTATCTCAATATGGTATTGCAAGTATTCTTTGCGTTGCATCTAATACATTTGTAATATCAGGTTCAGGTTTGTCTTAATGACTACTGTTGCAGCCTTTATGGGCAATGGTGCAAGTTCTGGTTATGTAAAAGATTCTAGCCTTATCCTTGATTTAGATGCAGGATTGTCTCAAAGTTATTCTGGAACTGGAACTACTTGGAACGATTTAAGCGTTACTGCCACAAACGGTACAAATTCAAATCTTACTTATACAAATACTGGTTATTTTACTTATCCCGGCACTTCGGGCAGTTTTACTACTGTTGCAAGTAACTCGGCATACACTTTTGCAGGAACAACACCTATGACATTAGAAATTTGGTTTAGACCATCTTCTGCTGGAATTGGTAGTTTGTATCAAGGTTTATTTGTAAGGCAATCAGTTCCTAGAGATGGATTTGATATGCTATTTAACTATCCCTCTACTGGAAATGCTGGAATTTATGTAGAAAGATATACAAACGGCTCTTATGGTTCAGGTATTTCTTATTCCACCACCCCATCTACTTTTATTAATAAATGGAATCATGTAATTTATACTTATACTTCTACTTTTTCTACTTTGAATTTGAATGGTACAGTAGTAAGCACTACAACTACATCTTCTTCATTTAACTCAACTGCCTCTCCTTTGTATATTGGCGGCTCAAGTTCAATTCCCAAACTTAATGGAGATATTGCTATTGCTAGAATTTACAATAGAGATTTAACTTATGCAGAAATTTCACAGAACTTCAATGCAGAAAGAGGAAGGTTCGGATTGTAAATGAATTTAGTCCAAAAGGCGGTTGGACAAGGTGGCAAGTTAGCACCCATAGCAATACCTAATACCTTCGGGGGAATGAACCCCTCAGTATTTATTGACTCTGACGGCGATATCCTTGTTAATGTTCGAGTGGTCAATTACATTCTTTACCATAGCGAGAACAAGCAACTCTACCCTTCAAACTGGGGTCCACTTGCTTATCTACACCCCGAAAAAGATCAACGGCTAGTAACTGAAAACTATCTCGTTCGTCTTAACAGTAATCTAGAAATGATTAACTGCACTAAGGTTGAAATGTTAGAACTCCATCAACCTATTTGGGAGTTTGTAGGGCTTGAAGATGCTCGTCTTGTTTATTGGGATGATTACTATTTGATAGGCGTTCGGCGCGATACAACTGTTAATGGTGTTGGGCGCATGGAACTCAGCAAGATTGATTTAGATAAGAACAACTGGATTGCTAAGGAAGTTGATCGCAAGCGAATCCCTGCTCCTGCGCCAGATAACTCGTACTGCGAAAAAAACTGGATGCCTATTCTTGATCGCCCTTATCAGTTTGTAAAATGGTCTAGCCCTGTTGAAGTAGTCGAGTTTGACGGAGCAGAAACTAAACAAGTCAGCGTTCGTCAAGGAATTCAGCCACTTAAAGATCAGCGCGGGGGTTCTCAACTTATCCGATGGGGCGACCGTTACATTTCCATAACTCACGAAGTTGATTTGTTCAAGAACTATTTAGATCAAAAAGACGGTATCTATCGCCATAGGCTTTGCGTATATGACGATCAGTTAAACCTTGTCGGGCTATCTAAAGAGTTTTCGTTCTTAGACTTTCGGATTGAGTTCTGTGTGGGAATAGCCGAATACGAAAACGATCTGTTAATTAGTTTTGCCGTTGCTGATAACGCAGCATTTGTTTTACGCACACCACGCGTTATTATTGAGAATCTAATAGCGGAGGCGCTTAATGCTTGATGAACTGATCTACGCATTATCTAAAGACCCGTTTGACCCTAAACTCAACTTTGATGTTGCCGTTGAGTACGAGAAGGCAGATCAGATAGCAAGCGCAGTTTCTTTCTATCTACGCACCGCAGAGTATGGCAAAGAATCAGACGATCTTTATGTCTATACCTCGCTGCTTAAACTTGCCAAATGCTTTAACGATCAGAATGACCGAGCAACAACAGTCGCTAATTGTTTAATGCAAGCAATCGGTTATGACCCTGATCGCCCAGAAGGTTTCTTTCTTTTGTCGCAGTTCCACGAACGCCAAGGCAACTGGCGCGAGGCGTGGGTTTATTCGCGCATAGGTCAAAATGTCGCAGAAAATGATTTTGGCTTTAGTCCATTACCTGCCGATGTTGGCTATGTGGATTACGGGCTAAAGTTTGAAGAAGCCGTATCGGCTTGGTGGCTAGGGCGCAAAGATGAATCTGTTAAGATTTTCAATGAATTGTTAGCGTTAGATATTTCAGATGACTATAAGCAAGCAATTCAAAGAAATCTTGATACCATTACGCCAGCCTGATTAACGAGAGGCAACTAAAGGAGCAAGTAATGGGTCTATTAGACCGCTTTGCAAAGGCAGTAGCAGATCAACTAGAAAAATCACCTAATCTACCTGTTGGCGCCATTTCAATGACTGAATCACAAATGCGTAGCGCTAACAATCAAGCGCAAACATACGGGCAACCAGTTGCATTGCCACGCGACCCTAATATCGCTTCAGTTCCATTCTCGCAAGGCATTCCAATCGTTCCGGGTGGCATTAACCCGATTCAAGATCGTGGTCGCCCTGACCCACGCCGTTATGAATTCCAAGTCGCGCAGAATATCAACATTACTGAAACGCGCCTAGTTCCATTTAAGACACTACGCGCAGCAGCAGATCAGATCGATATTCTTCGCCGTTGTATTGAAGTATTAAAATCTAAAGTCACTTCACTTGAGTGGGACATTGTTCTTGGTGAAGATGCAGCAGAGCAGTTAATCTCTGAAATTGGTGGAAATAAAACACAAGCACTTGAAACTGCTCGTTCAAAGTTTAATGATGAGATAAACAGACTTCGTAAGTTTTGGGAGCAACCTGATAAGGCTAACGGTTTAATCTTTACCGATTGGCTCAATATGGCACTTGAAGAAATCTTGGTATTAGATGCGTGGGCAGTATGGCCTCAGCAAAGTGTTGGTGGTGATTGTTTAGGACTTCAAATTCTTGACGGTTCAACTATCAAGCCACTTATTGACGATCGCGGTATGCGCCCAACTGCACCACAACCTGCTTACCAACAGATTCTTTATGGCTTCCCACGATCAGAATTCTCTGCACCAACAGAAACAGAATTAACTGATGGTGAGTTTAGTTCAGATGAACTTTCTTATTTAATTCGCAATCGCCGTACAAATACTATTTATGGCTATTCACCAACAGAACGCGCACTAGCAGTAGCCGATCTTTACTTACGCCGTCAGCAATGGCTTCGCGCTGAATACACAGATGGCGTTACTCCTGAGTTAATGATGAAGACAGATGCAAGTTTTGGTAATAATCCCGATCTGCTTCGCCGTTATGAAGATATTTTCAATAACGATCTTTCTGGCCAATTAGAACAACGCAAGCGCGTTCGCCTTCTTCCAACTGGTATGGAGCCAATTCAGTTTGATGGTTACGGCGAGCGCTTCAAAGAAACATTTGATGAGTACCTTGTTAATACTATCTGCGGTCACTTCGGTGTTATGCCTTCTGAAATTGGTTTCTCACCAAAAGGTGGCTTAGGTGGAGCAGGTCATCAGAAAGGTCAAGCCGAATCAGCAGAAGTAATTGGCGCTATTCCTCTTGCCAACTGGGTCGGTCGAATGATTACCAATCTTTCTTATGTATATCTTGGTATGCCACGCGAACTTGAATTCAGATTTATGGAAAGCAGTCGTGATGATAAAAAAGAACGCGCAGAAACACTTCAAATTGAATTGCAAACAGGCGCAATCACTCTCAATGAAGTTCGTTCAGAAGCGGGTCGTTCACTTATTGAATCTCCTGAAGCAGATATGCCAATCGTTGTTGTTGGTAGCAGTGCCTATTTCATTACTCCCAATGGTGCTATTCCTTTTGAGAGTTCTCAAACTATGGACTCTGAGGGAGAAGTGGAAACGCCTGAAGTAGAAGCACCAAAAGAGAAACCTGAAATTGAAGCACCTGATACACAAGCAGTTAAGGAAATGAAGGCATTCCTACGCTGGCTCCGTAAGTCACCTGACCGTGAATTTAAGTTTGAGCACGTCGAGGTTCTCTACGGTGATGTGCTTAATAAGTTTATTGGTGAACAGGATTACGATTCTGCTCGTTGGTATGCCGAGCGTTATCTCTCGTAAGTGAACGCTCTATGGCGAAGGATGCACGGAGCCAAAGTCCGTTTATCCGTTCAACACGCAGTCCTTATTCAGAAAGCGTTTGAGGATTCTGTTGATGTTGAAAAAATTGTAAAAGATTGGCTTGATAACCAATTTACTTCCGAAGTAACAACACAACAAGGTAGGGACTGGGCTTCTACTCATGTGTTTATTGACGACACTAAACTTAATAAAGCGTTACGCATTATTTACGCTGAAGGATTCGCTCTCGGTGAAGATATGGGGTTATCTGCGCTTGCTTCATTAAAGCGTGATAAGGCACCTACTAAACAGAACTTGGCTCGTGCTGCTCAAACAAATTGGTCTAAATGGAAGCCCGGAAATAAAGCAGCAGCAAACTTAATTAGCCCTAAAGGTGGTTTATCTTCCTTAATGGAATCGCGCCAAGTAACACTTACTGGCATTAAAGGAACAACGCTTGATCGCATTGGTACTGAATTGGCT